GAGACTGCTCTGCACTTGGAGCACTCGGGCTTACCATACTCTCACTTCCGTGACAGATGGCACTCCCGCGAACCCCGAGCTCGGTGGGCTTAGGACCCAAATAAAAGGGATCCTATCCGGCTTTCGCCGGCACACCGTTAGCAGTCTCTGGCTTTTGTCGATTGACAAAAGACTTAACCTCTACGAAGCTAATCGTAGAGGGACCCAACTCGTCCTGATTCGGCTCTTAAACCGAATCGGCGTTTTGTCCAAGTGATCAGGATCCTTCACCGGTGGTGAAAGGAGCTGATGGAGGCGACTTGCGAAAGTCTCCTCACCTTCTACACTCCGTTGGGATGTGCAGAAGTACTTGAGCAAAGCGGCATATCCACTGATAGGATCTCTCCTTTTAACGGGAGAGAGCGACATCGCTCTAACCAAGAGCTGGTGTGTTTTCGTGCACCACTTGTGTGCATGAGAACTATCAATGCGAGTATGCCACCCTAGCAAGCCAGAATCCCTCGAAACTATGGGGAGTCTCCTTCCTAATTGAGACTCAACGTCGTTTTGAAGGCAGGTGCTAGTTTTGTACAAGCCTTCCATCCACAAGTGGTTGGAAAGCGAGACGAAACCGGCAATAATGCTAGGATCTGACGAGTAGTGTTGGTCTGGCCGGTGCTTGATGTACAGAGGGGTTATGTCTACCCCCTTGAAAGCATCTACACCGCAGCTTTCTTTGAAGTTTCCTTCTAGAAAACTCTTCTTGACATTGACTTTTAGGCCAAAGTCTTGAAGCCAGTTCACACACTGATGCGCGTATTTGCGTGATACGATTATATCGTCACCGTATACGCGAACACGCCTAGAAGCACGCCTACAATTCCAGTATGAAGGTGATAAACCTTCGAAGTCTAGAATAGCCGCGATGGATATCGCCGCGAAACAGACTGATTGTACCGGAAAAGTGGTAGCGTTTCCCATACCGGCGAATTTACGCAAGTACTCTGTTTCCTTTCGGTCACAGTATATCTGCGTAGAACGACAATCCATCATATAGTCAAAGAATTGACTATGATGCCCGAACACGGTCTCGACGAGCTTAACGCTCAAGAGATCGGAAGCGGACTTCAGATCGATGGTTGCCCAGTCGTCAGTTAAGGAACCGGCCAGAGCAAGTTCTTGATTTTTGCTTTGGTCGGATAAAGCGAGACTAGTACGGAGAATACTGCATTCGGAAATCGAATCCCGAAGAACAGTATTTAAGCCTTGCTG